AATTTGAATGTTCATTTAACGCAGCGATAGAGGGAAGCTATTACGGAAAGTTGATGAATGATCTAGATGAACAGGGTAGACTCATTGAGATTGTGCGCGATGATCTATGCCGAACATACACTGCGTGGGACTTAGGCATGGGTGATTCAACCGCTATTTGGGTTGTTCAGGTATCTGGGCAAGAATACAGATTCATGGACTTTATCGAGAACTGCGGCGTAGGGCTTGATTGGTATGTGCGTGAACTAAAAGAGCGAGGCTGGCATAAAGCTGAACACATCTTGCCACATGACGTGCAAGTAAGAGAGTTAGGGACAGGGCGAAGCAGGCTAGAAGTGTTACAAGAGGCTGGGTTATCTTGTACCGTTGCGCCACGACTTGGCATAGACGATGGTATACAAGCATTGCGTAGGCTATTGCCAAACTGTTGGTTTAATATGCCAAAAGTCCAGCAAGGTGTAGAATGTCTTAGGAATTACAGACGCGAGTATGACGAAAAGCGTAATATATTCTATGATAAGCCATTGCATGACTGGTCATCTCACGGGGCTGATTCTGCTAGATATTTTGCAGTAGGAGTGTTTGATGTCAGTTCTTGGTCGAAACCGTTGAAAATTAACACAGGTTGGGTCGTATAATGTGGTTACAACAGCAAGGCAATAAACTAGATCAATCCATATTAGACCGCTTAATAGAAAGAATAGAGAAGCTAGAGGAAAAGATTAAACTGTTAGAACGCAAGCGTATCAATCAAAAGGATACAAAGAATGTCATCTGAAATGAAACTTAAAGCGATTATTGATTCAGAAATTGATAACGCGATTGGGTATCTTGAAAGCGAAACGACGCTAGACCGAGCTAAGGCTCTTGAGTTTTATCTGCGCCAGCCGTATGGTAATGAAGTTGAAGGGCGGTCACAAGTAGTAACGGGCGAGGTTGCTGAGTCAATTGATGGCGCATTGCCAAGTTTAGTGCGCGTGTTTACACAATCAGATGATATTGTGCGCTTTGAACCAAGAGGCCCAGGCGATGAAGAGGGCGCTAAACAAGCAACAGAATATGCAAACTGGGTGTTCTATGCACAGAATTCAGGATTCACAATACTGCACGACTGGTTCAAAGATGCTTTGATGCAAAAGGTTGGCGTCATCAAAGCGTACTGGGACACAAAGGTAGACGTTACAAAAGAGACCTATGAAAATTTGACTGACGATGAACTGATGCTTTTATTGTCAGAAGATTCGCTAGATGTTGTTGAGCAAGACACTACAGAGATTGAGGGCCAAGTTGACGAAATGGGTCAACCTATGATGTTTAGATCACACAACATTGTCGTAAGTAAAAAAACAAGCCGAGGCTCAGTTAAGATTGAAAACGTGCCTCCAGAGGAATTTCTTATAAGTAAGCGTGCAAGAAATATTGAAGATTCGCCATTTATTGCACACAGGAAATTGCTTCCACGTTCGGATTTAATAGCAATGGGTTTTGACCCTGAAGTCGTTGAGAGACTATCGGCTTTTGACGAACTTAGTTTTACATCGGAACGATTGGCTCGATATTCACGCGGTGAACAACCGTTTCAGCAGGCAAGTATTGACAGAGCGATGCAAGAAATTGAAGTATACGAATGTTATATAAAAGCCGATATTGATGACGATGGCATAGCAGAATTGCGCCAAGTATTTTATGCTGGTTCAGACATACTAAGTGATATCGAAACGGACTATGTGCCTTTTCATTCACTATGCCCAATACCCGTACCGCACAAGTTTTTCGGTGAGTCTATGGCTGACCGAACAATGGACATTCAGCTAATCAAATCAACAGTTGTGCGCCAAATGTTAGACAACTTATATCTAAGCAACAACGGGCGAATGGGTGTGGTAGAAGGTCAAGTTAATCTTGACGACATGCTTTCGGTAACGCCCGGCGGTGTGATTCGCATGAAGAATCCAAACGCTATTGTGCCAATTGTTGTTCCACAGGTTGCTGGTCAAGCGTTCCCGATGCTAGAGTATTTAGACAATCAGCAAAGTAAGCGAACAGGTATTTCTGAGGCTCAACAAGGGTTAAACCCCGATGTGTTGCAAAACGTTACCGCAGCAGCGGTAGCAGCAGCCTCACAAGCAGCGGGTGGCAAGATAGAGTTAATCGCTCGTATATTTGCTGAAACAGGGGTTAAGAGCCTATTTGCGGGTATATTGCAATTAGTGTGCAAGTACCAAGACAAGCCGACTATCATTCGGTTGCGCGGGAAATACGTTCCTATTGACCCAAGATTGTGGTCGAACCAGTATGATCTATCAATAAACGTTGGCCTTGGCACAGGCAACAGGCAAGAACAGATGGCGATGTTGCAGATGGTTTTATCTAAGCAAGAAACAATTATCCAACAATACGGGCCAAGCAACCCACTTTGTTCAGTTGGGCAGTACCGTTCAACTTTGGGTAGATTTATAGAAGCAGCAGGGTTCACGGACTCAGCAGAATTCTTTAAAGAGGTGACGCCAGAGGTAGACGCACAGTTAGCACAGCCACAAGAGCCTAAGCAAGACCCAGCAATGCAAGCGTTACTGCAACAGGCGCAAGCACAATTGCAAATTGCACAACAAAAAGCGGTTGCTGATATTGAAGCAAGGCAAATGAAAGCACAGGCTGATATTCAGTTAGAGCGCGAAAAGGCGACGGTTGATATTCAGATACAGCGCGAGAAGTTGGCAGCAGAGTTACAAATGCAACGTGAAAAGTACGCGCTTGAGTTACAATTTAGACAGCAAGAGTTACAGGCTGAGATTGCTCTTAAACAAATTAAACTAGGTGCTGACATAACCAGCGATGTGAGGATACCCGGGTGAGTGGAAATCAACAATTAGATTCGCAATTAATGGCGTCGTTGCAATCAAGCATGCAACAGCCTATGCAACAATCAATGCAACCGATGCAACAATCAATGCAACCGATGCAACAATTTGGACAGCAACAAAGCGCATACAATCCGTTCGATGCTATTGCCCAGATGCAACGTCAACCGATGCAACAACCAGTGATGAATCCATTTTTTGGTGGTCAAATACCCATGAACTTTGGTTTACCTGAGGCATCACGTATACCCGCAGACTTCCAATCTGCGTTGCAAAACTTTGAACGTGGAACTCCTCCTCCTCCTCCTCCTGTTGATAATTCCATGGGTACAATTTTTGATTCTGGAAATTTGATCGGTGGAAATTTTAACGGTGGGAATAACAATTAATGGACAAGGCGCAATTGTCAATCAATTTACTGCGCGATGAGTTTTTCATGGGTGAAATGAAAGCGATTAAAGATAATTGTTTACAGCAAATTGTTAACAGTAACGAATCAGATGTAAATGTGCGTGAAGATTATTACCGACTACATAAACAGATAGATTTGGTCATATCCCACTTTCAATCTTTAGCGGATAGCAAGCAGATTGATAGCAAGAGATGGAAGATATTTTAAGAATTGCTGACTTATCAGCACACCGAGCCAAACGGATTTTTGGCAGTAGGGGTTTAAGATGAGCGAAAACATGACACCCGATTCGGGTAATGGTACGCTAACGGTAGATAGTGCCGCTGGTGCGATGCTTGGTTTAATGGGCGGTGATGACTCGCAAGAGCAACAGGTAGCCGAACATGAAAGCGAAGAGATTGCAACTGAGTCCGAGGTTCAAGAGTATGCAACCGATGACAGCGAAGAGGAAGAGGGCGAACAAGTTGAGCAACCAAAATATCGCGTCAGAGTTTCGGGCGAAGATATAGAGGTCACGCAAGACGAATTAGTCCGAGGATATCAACGCGAGGCAGACTACACAAAGAAAACCCAAGCACTTGCAGAAGCGCGTAAATCTCTGGATACGGAGAAAGCGGGCGTAGAGCAAGCAAAAGGATTGAGAGATACATACGCGCAACGTCTAGGAATGATTGAGCAGATGCTCACAAACCAAAACAAAGCCGAAAATCTTGATGAGTTAAAAGATATAGACCCGATTGGGTATGCTGTAAAAGTAGCAGAGCTGTCACAGCGCAAAGATCAATTGCAAGCCATTCAATTCGAACGTCAACGCATTGCCGAACAGCAACAAGCGGAACACAAAGAAATGATTGGCAAACATGTTGCGCTAGAGGCTGAGAAGTTATCTGCTTACATACCTGAATTTTTAGACCCTGAAAAAGGCGAAACAGTCCGCAAAGACATTCGTAATTTTGCTAAGTCTATTGGGTGGACAGATCAAGAATTGGCTAGTGTTTATGATTCTCGCGCTGTTATGACACTTTACAAAGCCATGCAGTACGACAAGTTAATAGCATCAAAACCGGGTATGCAAAAGAAAGTTTCTCAAGCACCCAAAATGCTAAAAGCAGGCGTATCACAAGGCAAAGGGGCGTCAGAACAGAGTAAAGCAAACATGCAACAATTGCGACGCACAGGCAGGGTTGCCGATGCCGCTAATGTTTTCGAACAATTTATATAAGGATTTATCATGGCTACATTTACCGCACACACTGCCATTGGGCAACGTGAAGATTTAAGCGATGTTATTTATAACATTTCGCCAACCGAGACCCCACTCTTAAATACACTAGCGCGTAGCAAAGCTACTGCTGTATTCCATGAATGGCAGACTGATAGTTTAACTGCGGTTAACACTGCAAACGCAGCAGTAGAGGGCGCAGATGCATCGTCTGCTACTCTATCACCAACAGTTCGCTTAGGTAACTATTGCCAAATTGTGCAAAAGACCATTCAAGTCTCTGGCACGCTTGACTCGGTTAACAAAGCTGGTCGCAAGAGTGAAAAGGCTTACCAACTTGCCCGTGCTTCTAGCGAGTTAAAGCGTGACATCGAGGGCATTCTTTGCTCAAACCAAGCAAGCTCGGCAGGCTCTAGCACTGTTGCTCGCAAGCTAGGTTCAGTATTGGCTTGGCTTGACAGCAATACTTCGTTTGGTACTGGCGGTGCTGACCCTACTACTATTGGTTCAACTACCCGCACAGATGGCACTGTTCGTGCGTTTACTGAAGCACTGTTAAAAACGGTTATTGCAAGCGTTTACACTAACGGTGGCATGCCTAAAGTGTTGATGGTTGGCGCAGCAGGTAAGCAGAAAGTATCAACCTTTGCTGGTATCGCTCAACAACGCTACATGGCACCAGCCGATGCACCAACGACTATCATTGGCGCAGCTGATATTTATTTGTCAGACTTCGGTTCTGTGTCTGTTGTACCTAACAGGTTCATGCGTGTGCGTGACGCTTTGGTGCTAGACCCTGAGTACGCAGCAGTTGCTTATTTGCGCCCATTCGCTACAAATGAATTGGCCAAGACTGGTGACAGCGACAAGACTCAGATTCTTGCTGAGTTAACGTTGGAAATGCGTAACGAAGCTGCACATGGTGGCGTGTTTGATTTAAACATGGCTCTTTAAACTTAAGATGGGTGGGGGGAAACTCTCACCCTAATTAAACTATGAACAAAATATTAAACGTTGATGAATTTGCAGGTAGACACACCGTTGCCCATTCTGATGGAGATGGTGGTTTAATACTAGAAACAAAACAAGATGTTAGCCATATAATTGAGGCTAACAAATTAATGTTTAATCAAGTAAAATCACAAGATAAGTACGGCGATATGACGCATGTTGCTCGGTTGCCACTTACTGTGATTGATGACTTAAACCGCAAAGGTATTATGCGCGGGTTTGCTGTTATTAATGAACCTGAAATGAAACTGTTTTTGAATGACACTGATAATCGTTTCTTTAGAACAAGACCTGGTAGAGTTTAATCATATGGACATAATATGGGCATAACGAACTACACAGACTTACAGTCTACGATTGCAAGCTACCTTGCACGTTCTGATTTGACTGCTCAAATACCTGACTTTATACGATTAGCAGAAGTGCGCCTTAGACGTGATATACGGATACGGCAAATGCTAAATTCTTCGACCACCACGACTACTGGTGGAGATGACACAATATCGTTGCCGATTGATTTTTTAGAACTGCGTGATCTATTTGTTGTCACCAACCCAATACGTGATTTGAAATATTTATCACCTAGCATATTTTCTAGAAATGGGCGCGTAACCGAATCAGGTTTGCCTGTTTTTTATACTATCATTGCAAACGAGTTTAAGTTTGCACCAGCACCTGATGCTGAATACACGGTACGAATGTTGTATTACACATCTCCGAGCTATTTAACAGATACAAATCAAAGCAATGTTTTTCTTGCTTACTGTCCAGATTTATTACTATATGGAGCTTTAATTGAAGCTGAACCATATTTAATGAATGATGCCAGAATTCAACTGTGGGCTGGAATGTATGATCGTGGATTATCCTCACTAACAAGTGCCGATGATTCATCTGAGCATAGTGCTGTCCCGTTAACAATGACTTTATCCGCGAGGTAATTATGGCTGCAATGTCGAACTTCCTAGAAAACGCTTTAATCAATGCTACTCTGCGTAACACCACTTACACAAGCCCTGCTGTTGTGTACGTTGGTCTATACATTACTGACCCAACTGATGCCAACACTGGTACGCAAGTAACTGGTGGCTCTTATGCACGACAAGCAGCAACGTTTGGTGCGCCAGCAGACGGTGGTTCTACCACTACTGCTGATATTACATTTCCGACGGCAACGGCTGATTGGGGAACTATTCCTTACTTCGGCATATTTGATGCCGTATCTGCTGGCAATATGCTGTATCACGGTGCGCTTAACGATAGCAAAACCATACAGACTGGCGACATCTTAAAGATTGAGACAGGTAACCTAACAGTAACCTTAGCTTAAAGGTAATGAAATGGCTATCAATATTGCAGACCGAGTTAAAGAAACGAGCGTTACTAACGGTACTGGAACGGTAACGCTTGGTGGTGCTGTTTCTGGGTTTCAATCATTTGCGGCGATTGGTGATGGTAACGAGTGTTACTACACCATTGTTAATGTAGCTGTTGCAACTGAATGGGAAGTCGGGATTGGTACATACACATCTGCGGGTACTTTACTATCGCGCAACACGGTACTAGCGTCATCTAATACGGGTGCGCTAGTATCGTTTTCTGATGGCAACAAAGAAGTGTTTGTAACTTACCCAGGAGATAAAGCGGTCTACTTTGATGGCTCGGGTAATGTTATTCCGTTAGGGACAATTAGTTCTGCTGTATGGAACGGTTCAACTATTGGTGTAGTGTATGGCGGCACAGGTGCTACAACACTTACAGGCTATGTTAAAGGTACAGGCACTAGCCCATTAATCGCATCTGGAACAATACCTAATACCGATATATCA